TATACGGCTTTCTGGGACAATGCATCCCTTGACTAAGGACCGTGAAAAGTCCTAATCTCAAGAGGGCATTGTTGCTAATATTAGCTATTACGGCTACATTAGTAAGCATAGTCGCGGACTTAGTCCACGACGCCATTTTGCGAGACGAACTCCCTGAGGAGATTCGTATCGAGTAATCTTCAGCATACTTGGAAAATTCAATATGAAGAAGAAGATAGTTAAAAGACCAACGCTCTTTGACCCAGATAGCATTATAACTCAAATGCATCTGGACCTAAGGCGAGATCTTGCCTGTGCAAATACAGAGTACCGCACAGACGAGGCCTTCTCCTCTTTTTTCCAGTCAGTACAGGATAGCAAATTTCGGAAGAAATATGTTAGTCCTGTTAGTAAGCAAGACCACCTGGTTGAGTTAACACTAGCAAAGTTTGTTAGAGTTAATTCGCATATGTCTCAATTCCGGGGCTTAAAATTCCCGGATAAAGATCTACGCATTCAAACAGGTACATGCAAACGCAATAAGATATTGCTAAGGGCGCGAGCCCTAATGCATATGGTACTTACTCACTTTGATCAGGAAGAATGGTTCTCAAACTGTTCTCACAGTTCGGGAAGCTCTTTAGGGGTTCCATTCGTGGACACCTCCATCGAGCGTAAATTCACCCTGCCACTGACTGTAACTAGAGAAGCAAAAACCACCTTGATACAAAGCCTCTCTTTCAATCATTCATTGAAAGAGGCCGTTGAAGAATTCAACGGTTCGCGTCCTTTGGACGATTGGTTTAGTATCGTTAGTGGATCTCGCGCTACGACTGTAGAGAAAGACGAGACTATACGCCGTCTCATTGCCGTTGAACCTACTGGAAATATGTATCTCCAGCAAGGATTGATGGCCATGATGTACGAACGTATGCGTCACGTCGGACTTGATGTCGAGACTTTGCCCACGCTACATAGACAGTTGGCTTTAGAAGGATCTATTACTGGCAAAAATGCCACTATAGACTTCCAAAGTGCATCTGATTGTGTTTCGATCGAGCTTCTTAGGTGGATTCTTCCTCCTGTTTGGTTCGATGCTATATTCAAATGCCGTTCAACATCTATGACCTTGAATGGTCAAGACATTGAATTACAAATGATAAGCACTATGGGTAATGCGGTTACTTTTCCGCTTCAAACTCTCGTCTTCTGGACCCTGGCCCAATCTTGCGCTCAGTACCTCAGATCTTCGAGTAATACCCTCTTCCCTGAATGGGAAGATTTAAAGTATTGCTCTGTCTTTGGTGATGATTGCATTGTGCCAGTGGAAGTTG